TCGCAAATCCTGTAGGAGTGATTGCCCACTCGCCTTGGCCTCGACCAATATACGATCCGGTCTGCGTGGTCGGCTGTATGGGCTGTCCTTACTCAATCCCCCATACTCGGTGTTCCAATCCTTGATCGCTCTGGCCCTTAGGTCTGGGTAGGTCAGATGTTCGGACCAAGCGTCAATCAACATCACGCCCCTCTCGCCCTCGTGGGTGAACATTGCCCAGACAGTACAGGCTGTTGGGTCACCCGTTGTCTTTTCCGTGAAGGCACAATCGTAGCTCTGGAGAATATACTCGAACGGGGGTAGCCCCTGATCGTGAGGCCACAACTCAAAGAACTGGGTGCGGAGTATACCACCCTCGCTCGGTGTCGGGTCTTGTTGCAACTGGCCAGCCGTGCCATACGTTCCCAACAACTGCTTGAGTTCGGTGATCTCCTTCTTGCCGAATCGCTCAGGACAAATCAGTTCGCCCTCTACTTCCCGTGGGTCATACACTCCGAGTACCGACTGCCTCTCCACACCATCCCACTCAGCTGGTATCATCAGATGTTCCCAGCCCCCGATGTCATCCAAGATGTGGCCCGATATGTCTCGGTCATGTAGCCGTTGCATGATGGTGACCATTGCGTCATTGCGCGGATCGTTCAGTCGGGTGGACCACACCATGTCGAACCAATCCAGTGCGCTCTCTCTGATTGTATCTGACTGCGCTTCCTGTGCCGAGTGAGGATCGTCAAGGATCAGCCTCGATCCACCTTCACCCGTTGCAGTACCACCAACCGATGTGGCGAGTCGGTATCCGGTCTTGTCGTTCTCGAATCTTTGCTTGGCATTCTGATCACCGGATAGCGAGAACATATGACCCCACTGTTCCTGATACCACGGAGATTGGATCAGCCGTCTGGCTTTCAGGTTGTCTCGTATTGATAGGTTACCTGAGTAGGACGCACAGAGAAACTTTTGCTCCGGTTGAGTCAACCATTCCCACATAGGCCACATCACACTGACGATGGTACTCTTACTATGTCTCGGTGGGATATTGATCAGTAGCTTTCTGATCTCCCCATCGGTCACTGCCTGTAGGTGTTCGCATATCTCTTCGATGTGCCAACCTGCAATGAACTTTATTCCGGGTTCCACAACGTGCCATGACTGTTTGACAAACTCATAGAGTGAAGCACTCGCCGCTCGTCTTTCTTTTTCCCTCTTGAGAAGATCGCGCAGTACAGCAGGACTCGTTGTATTTATATTCTCAGCTAGACTCATCACTCCCCACCTTGTCGAGCAGTTTCTGCATATCATCAAGTTCGGAGTCTGACAAGTTCCGGAGATCGACCGCCGCCAGTTGGATTGGACCACCGCCCTTCCCTGTCACCTCTTGGGTTAGCTTTTCACCATACACTTTGGGAAGCATCTTACTGAGCATCCACTTCCTTGTGTCAACACGGAGTCGGTTGCGTTGTATCGCCTCTGACGATAAACGCTCACGAACTCCATGCTCGTCGGTGGTGTAGTTCTCGTCTGCTATCGCCACGATCTCATCAGCCAGTAGCTCGTAGGCCATCTGCCTCGCGTGCGCGTACTGTTCTGCTAAATCAGAGCTGGCCCCCATCCAATCGAGGAAAGTTGAAGACGAAGGAAGATCGTCATCACCATCAAGAATTGATCGAAGAGACTTACCCTGAGCAATTTGATAGCATACGAAGCCTGTTATTTTTTCCCTATCATATTGTCTAGCATTAGGACGTTGTGAGTTCTTCTTATATGTTCGGATTTTATTTTTCGAATCCGAACGATCACTTGTTTTAATCAGTTTCAGGTCAGGTTTTTTTGTATTATTTTTTGTCTTATTTTTGTCATTCTTTTTGTCCACCATTTTTAGGCTCCAAATAGCTGTTTAATCGTTCTGTTTTCCCTATAGTAAAAACGAACAGAACGAACGTATCTAATCATCGGCGTGAGAGGGCTATAAAATAGCCCCTCTCTCTGACGATTGATGACTTCAGATTTACCACTAATTTTGATCGTTCGGAATTTGTTTTTTAAAAACCGAACATTTAGAACATTTCGAACATTTAGCATTATTTATAGAACTTATGGTTGTTGATAGTTGTTATATAACTGTAGGGCCAATTAGGGCTAACAGACGTTGCGTGGTAGAAGGTAGCACCCTCGGTTATGTCAACACTCAGGCTATAACTATACCATGCATCCTCGGCTATCCTGACGGCTTTAGAGAATGATTTCTGGTTGGTTGGTATGTCAGACTTACCATCACAGTAGAATGAGAACTGGCATTTGTTTCTGAGTGGAGCGTTTACATCCCACTTTAAAGTTGGTCCTTGTGATACGACCTCGCAGAGTGTATCGGGCCATCGTGGGTCATGCATCCTATTAATAACAACATTAGCGACACCTAGCATTCCTGCATTACCTTCGCCTCTGGCTTCGTGGTATAGGGTCACTGCGAGACAGGTCAGTTGCATTCCTACACTTAACACAGCTGCTTCTAACATATTTAATCTCCATTCTCAGTTATATTTATCTTGCAGTTAACATTTGCTTTTGTTATTGAGGGGATGTAATCCTCCTCGATTACGAACAAAACATTCCTTCATAGAGAGCCATCGTATTCCTAAAGTACGGTGGTTCTTTTTTACATATCCACTTCATTGGTTGTTGTACCTTGAGCGTGTTCATCTAGTTCTTTTTTTACCTGATCCTTTCGGTTTTTAATTTCCTGTCTCCTGAGTTTTTCCATTTCTGACATTGGCTTGTGTGGTTGACTGTCGATTATCTTGTCGAACTGGTCTTGGATTCGGCGCATAAATTCTTCATCTGGCTCTGACATATTGTTATCTCCTTTAAAATGGTAAGTCTTCACCGTCTAATACATCGTTAGTAATCTTTTGCTCATTTAAAAACAGGCCATGTGTTTGCCTACCTCTTTGATCGGGCAACGGTACATTATTCACCACCCCATCCCCAATCAAGTGGTCAATAGCCTCTGTCTTTCTGGCTTGGCTACCTGCCACACCACCTTTAGCAGTAGACAGTCGTTCGTAGTGGGAACGAGATTGACCGGGATCTTTTCTAATCAACCGAACCAATGCGTCACATAGCTCCTGTAGTTTCTCGTTTGCCTTGGATTGTTTTACTCTTTCTTTTGAGCTTTTGCGTTCACCATCTTTAAGAGGCCGAGCGTAAGCGTGGGTGAAGTAAAGTATGTCATCGTAACCCAGAACGTCCTTATGGTGTTCGCTGTTCGACACCAGTGTAAACGTTAGCTCTTGATAGTCTGTTGGGAACCTGACCTTGGTTGTCTGTAGGATACGATCCTCAGTAACGTCATCCTTGAACATGGTGTACACACCCTGAGCATCTCCGGTCCATGCACTAGCTCCCCGTGGCGATAACATATCTGATTCCCCTGAGCCTAAAGCCTTAGCTGTATGACTTATAATAATAACAGGGAAGCCATCAAACTTTTCTTTGAGCATTGCCATCACTTTGCCTACCTCACTATTGTCATTCTCCGACTCCACATCGAAAATTGAATTAGCTGTATCTAACAACACTAATGGCAAGGCATGGAAGGTACCACCGTCAGCCATTTCGTTTGGGTAGGTCCACTCTCGGTATTCGTCTGCCACTTGTGCTACGATGTCAGCCTTGAGCCTACGAGCTGGAATGACCTTCACTGAATCAAAGTCTTCTTGTCGTGCTCCGGTGTTACCAAACGTGGCTACCGAGTAAATGATACGTTGGACCTGAACCACCGACTCGGTAATGATGATTACATTTCTCCGTATGGTAGGTATCAGTTCGTAATCAACCGGATAAATATGGGCAACACTCAAGGCAAGTGGGATAGCAAGTGTCGTTTTACCTACACCCGGAGCACCTGCGAGGACGTTAATGCCCGTGCTCATAAAATCGTCCATGATATATTCGAACGATGTGACAGAGTGACTACCTGATCCCTGATCGTTCTTTAAAGATAACGGATGGATTTCATCAACAGACTTAGGAGTGATACCAACTCTGGAAACCCACCCGTTATCAATCGCACTACGAAAGATGGACTTAAACGTTATTGAATGGGGTTCATCCAACATATCCCATTTTCGGCGCGAAACTGTAGCATCAAACTTTGGAGACTTCGAAGACCAATCCATCCAGACTGAGTATCCGTTTTCCCCATATGGTTTGAGTGCCATTCCCACTTGTACCCAAGTGTTATAGTCATCACTAGAAATATAAGTCAAAGCATCACGAAGATCGTCAAACGTTTGTGCTGTCGCTACTGGTACCCCAGACTTCTCAACCACCTCGTAAGCCTCAGTCTTGGCCCGTGTCCTATCGGTAATAAACTTTGGTAGCTCAGATGGCACCACGGGGTTTACCTTCGCTATAGGCGATTTATTATCGTGCCATCGATACGGACCTAACTCACCAAGACTTGGAGCAACTACGATGTAACCGTTGTGCTTCATGTCTAAGCCAGTGCCTATGCTACTCGGATAAGATGTATTGTCCTCAGCCCTGAACAATCGATGTTCACCACCTGACTGGGTGACTGCAACACAATCAGAATACAAAACTCCATGTTGGCTTTCTATTTTTGCAAGGGTTTCATCTCCACCGTTGCGTGGGTCTATATCAAGGGCAACCAACCCACTCTGAGCTAGGCTGATACCTATGCCAGCATCAGGATCAGTGGCCCACCAATCGCGTGCAATGTCTGGGTTATTGGTTGCGTCTAAGTGACCTCGTGGCGCGAGGTTTGCCTGTGGGTGCTTTCCGGGTTTGTGTCCCGGTGCATCATTTGGCAGTCCACAACGGCACGAGCCATCGTCATTAACACCCCAGACAGGCAACACAAACCAACCTAGCTCCTCAATATATTGTAGAGCATAGTCTAACGTGGTGGGTGCTTTTTCAACGACCTCAAAAATATGTTTCTTCGGTGGTCTACTCATCCCAAATCTCCTCTATCACGTTCCACCATTTATTGTTTTTGGGGCTACGCATAATTCGAACAAACGATGGCATCTTAACATCCTTGATCTGAAAAGAAGCTGACCTGATGTCTGGGTGCATCATATGAGAATTTTGCAACGATAATGGAACAATCATTTTCCGTCTATCAAAAAACTCTTGTGCTTTGTTCAGGTTCCTTTTGCTATTCATGCCAATAAATTGTGTGGCATCAATACGAGCACCATTGTCCGTAGTACAAATATATTTGACAGTGATGTACATATTGCCCCCCCTGACCCAACCGGAGCAGTCATGGACTTTAGCCGTAATGATCGATCTATCTGTCGCACCCTTCCCAGTTAATGGGTCAATGATCTCCAGAGTTTTCACACCGGGAAACACTCGCCGTTCCTGTTTGACCCGTGGCTTCACCGGAGTCTCAGCCTGAACATCTTCCTCGGATGTAGCGTTCTTGTAAGTGTCCATCATCTGCACACCACCCAAACGTTGAAAGTTGCCAACGTAATCAAGCACCAGACAATCATCCTTGCCCTCAGCCAACCGTGTTCCTCGGCCCATGATCTGCACCCATAGACTGCTTGAAAGCGTAGGACGCAGGCACACAATAGCATCCAAATGGGGCAAATCGAACCCAGTCGTAAGCATGTCCACCGATACTAAAGCGTTGCACCTACCTGACCTGACAGTCTCAAAGATTTGTTCACGTTGATCTTTTTTGTGGTGACCATAAACCTGACAGGTTTTCCGGTTGGTTAATTCCCACAGGAATGATGCAAACCGTGTAGCTATTTTGACTGACGTACAATAGACAGCAATAAACTTCCGGTCACTAAAATGGTTGAGGGATATAGCTACGGCCTTTAACCAATTGTCATACTCGGCCTGATGCATGAGGCGGTCCAGTTCTGATTTACTGAAATCACCCTTGCCTGTTATGGGTACTTCATCGAGGTTCAGTTGTAGCTCCTCATGTACCCCAACCAACGGAGCGAGGTAACCTTCCTCGACCCCTCGCTTTACATCATACCTGAAACAATCTCGATCAAACCACCCACTGCTAGTGCTATCGTGTATGTTGCCATCATCGCTAGTTCGAACATCGTCTTTCTCCTTAAATATTGGTCCATCATCCATTCTCCACGGGGTAGCTGTAAAGGCTACACGTTGGGCATTGGGATAACATTTGAAAATGCGTTCATATTGTGACTTACCAGATTGTGTTATCGGAACACGATGTGCCTCATCTATAATGATAACATCAGGGTCTGGTATCGAAAAGTTATGTAATGTGTTTCGATAAACGTGGCTCTGGACAGTCTGAATGGTGCCAAACATCACGGGGTCCGTGAAGTCCCATTCCCTCGGTGATCTGACACTTGAACAAACCACACCTGCCCTACAGGCGTAACTAAAATTCTTTTCCCATGTGGCATGGTTCTGCTGAGTCAGAGTTACGTTGTGGGTTAAAATCCAAACTCTTTTTTTATACGTTGAACTGAGCTTGGCGGCTAAATCACAAATGACAACTGACTTGCCTGTGCCAGTTGCCATCGTGATACATGGGTTAAACCCTTGCTTGAGGTCTTCGATACAGGCTCGTGTCGCTTCAAGCTGATAGTCGCGGAGCCTCACTCGGTTGACCCATCTCGGAGCGAGGGTATCGGT